CTGTGACACGAGCTGGCGGAGGTGGGGGTTCTTATGCTGGCACTGGTGGAACTGGCGGAGGTGGGGATGCCTCTGATTCCACAACGGCAGTAAGTGGGACTGCTAACACTGGTTCTGGTGGTGGAGGAACAAACTCAGGAACTGCTGGTGCTGGTGGTTCCGGTATTGTTATCGTAAGAGTGAGAACAAACTAATGCGACTGGTCAAACCCTGGCCAAACGGCTATACGGTAAATAAGCGCTCACCCTACGGTCCCCGGGTCCACCCGATTACCCGTAAGCGCAAGTTTCATCACGGTGTAGATGTGGCTCTGCCTGTCGGCACCATTCTGACTGCCCCGGCTGACGGTGAGGTTGTCCATAAAGGTGACAGCAAGTCAGGTGGCTACACTCTCATTCTGAAGCACGACCCGCACCTCTACACCGTCTACTATCACCTTCAGAAGCCCTCACACCTAGCTCTGAAAGCCAAAATAGACCAGGGAGAGGTAATCGCCCTATCGGGAAATACTGGAGCCTCCACGGGTCCTCACCTCCACTTTGAGGTGCGCCGGTCCCAGCGTTGGGGAGATACGGTGGACCCGATGCCTTTTTTCTCTGAGGCGGGTCAGCCCCGCAAGCTGGTTGAGGATGGGATACTAGGTAAGAATACTTGGTCGGCTCTGTCGAGGATGCTGTCAGCCAAAGGGTATTACAAAGGTGCGGTCACAACCGGCAAGGACCGGGCACTAGTGCGAGCGCTACAGTCATTCCTGAATGAAGGCGGATGGTAATGGCTGACGAATCGTCCACCCGAATCACGATGAAGGAGCTGTATTTGCAGGTTCAGAAAATCCAGTCCATGCTGGAGAAGCTCTCGCATCAGCTACCGAACTTGAACGATGAACTCAAGGATATTGAACAGCAGGTCAAGGACCACGAGGAGCGTATCCGCAAAGTGGAGATGCGCGTTTGGCAGATGATGGCGATAGCCTCATTCCTTGCCGCAATCGTGCCTTTTATCACCAGATTCATTCCGTAGATGGGTAAACCATCGTGGGCGGTGCGCCGTCGTATTATTTGGACCGGCATTGGTGCTGGTCTATTTATGATTCTTTTTGGGACCGTGGCTGTGTTCTCGGACCGGATAGGGTCCTCAGATTTGATTACGGGCGGAGTGGCTCTAATCACACTTGTTCTCACCAGCTACATTGGTGGAGCGACCTACGAGGATGTCAAGTTGGCAAGTCAATTAGGAGATGGTTCAGATGGATAAATGGGTCAAGTATTGGAACTTCGCAGGGGAGAGAGCAGTGAAAACAGGGGCACAGACAGCAATCGCTACTATCGGTGTCGGGGTCACTGGAATCTTCGAGGTGGACTGGATGAATCTGCTTTCAGTTACCGCGCTGTCAGCTATCATGTCGTTGCTTACGTCAGTTCTTACTTACGACAAGCAGGTGAGCGAGTAATGGCTAACCTGGACTTGATGGAGAATATCGGCGGGTACGCTTGTCCCGTGGACCCGGCAGAGTTGGTGAACTGCGAGGGTTGCCAGTAGTAGACTAGATACGAGTATGCCCCGGGTTCTTCCTCCAGATTCTTCCCCGGGGCATACGTTCGTATTGAGTTACTTCACTTCTTCCCAACTGGGGTCACCGACTGGTCTTCCAGCCATGTCGAGCATCATGCTCGCCAGGTGTAGGTCTTTCATCAGACCCTTGGGGACCGAGGTAGTGTTACCCTCACTGTCAGCCCGCCCAACTAGAATCGCCGGACCAACCAACCTGCGACCACTCAAGACGCTAGCCAGAGTGTTCAGTTCCAGGTCAATCAGCAGACCTTCCTCATTGACGATGACCTCAAAGTCATCCTCTGGGTTCACCACGAACTCAATGAGTCCGCCAACTATGCGTTGCATATCCTTGAGCCCGTCAATCTCAACGTGAATTGCGGACCCGTTCGGGTTCACCTGGATTGCGTTTATCATCATGCTCCTCCATTCTTGCGGTATTCCTCAGTTATCTGACCGATGCGTTGCTTAGACACTCCAAGGTGGTTAGCAATGTCGGTCTGCGATATACCCAACTTGTAGGCGTATATCACTTCCTGTCGGACAATCTCATTGAAACGCGTTATGCGTTGTTCGAGCTTTGCCCTTGAGGTCTGAAACAGAGCCAGTTTTGCCAGTTGCTTATCCTGCTCTTCCATTGTGTTCTCCTATCCGTAGATGAGTACAAGAAACCAGATGGCTACGAAGCCAACTAGTATGGACCATTCCTGTAGGTTGCTAGGCACGGGTCACCTCATACTGTCCGGCACCGTTGTCGTAAATCGCAGAGCCCAGGTCCACGTCACGCGTTTCCAAAGCACCCTTGAGGACCTCCAGCGTGTTCCCGTGCCGGTCCCGTGCCGAACTCTGGTCGTATTGGTCCAGGAAGTCACAGTAGGCGTAGTAAAGCCCGAGCCTCATGCGAGTGTCCATAGAAGCGTTATGGTCCATCTCTACATCTGGTTCGGGCAGGTCCCAAGCCAACCACATCATGGCGGTAGGTCTGGGTTGTTTTGGAAGCATCGTGTCAGCGACAGCGCGGATAATCTCATCCACGTGAGCCACCCAGACCACTTCCTCATTGACTATCTGCTGAAGCTGGTTGTGGAAAGCCAAAAGCATCGCATTCTCCTGCGACCTTTGCATCTCAACCAGCGTTTGGTGTATACCCATTTCATTCTCCATTCTTCAGGGGAGTAAGGCACTCCCTCCACTAGTCTAGCGGACTAGACGGGAAAAGCCTAGATTGTCGGTGGTCCGAGATAGACTTGGGGAAACCCGAGATACCTAGGAGGAAAAATGGGTTACTACAAGAATCTGGAAATAGCGTTACAGGTTGAGGAGCCTGACCGCTACCCGACCCGGCGTGACTTGCGGAAACGTGGGACATACCGGAAGCCCAAAGCAGTTTGGGTGCTCGATGCCCGCGAGATGAGTTTGATGCTCGTGGGCTTATTTTGTGCGCTGGTACTGGGAGTCATCCTGGGTTATGTGGTTGGAGGTGGGCTAGATGCCTAGAGCCAGAAACACAGACCCAGTTACCAGTGACCTAGCGGCAGAGAGCGTCAAGAATGTAACTGAAACCCAGTCGTTCATTCTGCGTTGTCTGAATCGAGGCAGACCGGACCACGAACTGATAGAGGCATACCGGGCGTATAAGACTGCGCCGTATGCTTCCGAGTCTGGTATCCGGTCCCGCCGGTCTGAGCTTGTCGAGCGTGGGATGGTCCGCGATTCCGGCAAGCGCACAACTACCCGGAGTGGTCGCAAAGCGATTGTCTGGGAGCTGACTAGCAAAGGTGTCCGAGAGCGTATGTTTGGAGGCAAAAGTGCATAGGTCAAGACAGCAGGATGTGGAGAGAAGCAAAGCTGTAGCCAAGTTCATTGGGACCTGGGAAGTGCGCCTAGAGCATGACGGTGACCGTTTCACGTTCAAGTTGCTCAACTACGAGCACAACAGGGATGTGGGGCGACCCGAGCGTGCCTCTACCGTGCTAGTGACCCATACCCGGAGCATCGAGGATGGGTTCCACGAAATGAAACTGGAACTAGCCAAGTTCATTCCCGAGGACCTATTTTGATTGCCGTGAGGCGTTTCATCGCCAGTTCCTCACAGAATCGCCAAGCCTGGTTGGAAGCCAGGGAGATGGGAGTCACAGCGACTACCGTTGCCCGGTCCGCCACGCCCAAGGGGTTCGAGAATGAAACTATCCACCGTGCCCCGTCTGAGGTCATCGAAGGCAACGCCTACATTGACTTTGGTGTGGAGCAGGAGTCAGTTATCGCACAGTTCCTGAAAGATGAGTTCGAGATTATGCCTAACGACTGGCTTATCTCAGCATCCGAGGAGCACAACCGGTATATGGCTACACCCGATGGTCTATCCCTGGACCATCATTTGATATCGGAAATCAAGACCACCGGCAAGGATTGGGGTGAGGAGAAATACATTCCCATACATTACCGGAGGCAAGTCCAATGGCAACTATTCTGTACTGGTGCCGCACGATGCCGATTCGCTTGGCTACTGCGAAAAGAGGTAGATGGTGTCATGGTTCCTGCTTGGTTCGAGCCAAAGAGCATTTGGATTGAGCGGGATGAGCAAGAAATGAACAAACTGATAGATGTAGCTGACCGGCTACTCGAATGGAGGAAAAGCAATGCCACAGTTCAACCTTGACGAATATGAACTCGTAGAGGACCGCATCCGTGCGTTCTACAACGACCACCCAGATGGGCGCATCGTGACCTACGAGATGACAACTGACGATGACCGAGCCAAGGGCTACTTTGTGGTCCGGGCTGAAGTGTTCATTGACCACGATGACCAGCACGCTAGGTGCCCCAAGGCTACCGGGTTGGCGTTCGAGATTGAGGGAGGTGCGGGAGCTAACCGTACTGCCGCATTGGAAAACGCAGAAACCTCAGCTATCGGTAGAGCCCTGGCTAATGCCGACTACGCTAAGGGCAAGCGCCCAAGCCGTCAGGAGATGGAGAAGGCTCAGCGTGGTCCGGTCAAGAAGGATGCCAAGATTGCTCCGGAATCGGCGGTCAAAGCAATCCTGGAAGCTAAGGATGTCAAGTCACTGGAAGCGGAGTGGAATAAAGCAGTTGAGGCTGGATATTCTGCTAGTGTCGCTGACATCGTAAAGAAGCGCAAGAAGGAGGTGAGCTAATGCGTACTTTAATGAAGGAATTGGATAAGCGTTTGCTTGAGGAGAGTCAGGCTTACGTCAAGCATTTGGCTGGGTCCCGGTCCGTGCCTGATGTCAGGCAGACCGCTTGGCTTTGGGACTTTTACTACAAGAGCAAGACTTTGCTCAAATACAACCGGAGCAAGAAGATGAAGAATGTCGAATCTCACTCCGCATGATGTAATGGCGACCCTGGAGTCAATCTCCAAGGATATCCAAACCCATACAGATGAGTTGTCCCGACTGGATGAGGAATGTGTGAGAGCCAGGGTGAAGCACAAAGTGGCTTACGCCCGGGCATTCCTCTCCATCGAGGGACCTATGGACGTCAGACGCTTCACAGCGGACCTGGAGACCCGTACAACCCTGCTAGAGACGGAACTAGCCGACCAGAAGCATAGAGCCTGCCAGCAGGCGCTGAAGGCGTTACGGGATAGGTTGGAAGTGGGGCGTTCGATATCGGCGCTGGTCCGAATGGAGTGGGGAGCCAATGGCTGACGACTGGATTGTCAATCCCATCCAGGGGAATCCCCCAGACAGGGTGGTTAGGTTCACCGTGCCTGGGGAGCCCAGGTCCAAGCAACGCCCAAGAGTGACGAATCACGGCACGTTCACGCCCAAGGAAACAATGGAGGCTGAGCGTAAGGTCAGGGACCACTGGCGGGCTCTCAATGAGGAGCCTTTCACGTTCCACGTTTTGGTCGAGATTGAGTTTTACAATGGGAATAAGCGCAGGCGTGACTTGGACAATATGGCGAAACTGGTTCTTGACGCCCTCAACGGTGAAGCTTACGATGATGACTTCCGAGTGGTCGAGATGAATCTGACCAAGCGCTATACGAGCAAAGACAAAGCCAGGACCGTAGTTGTTCTGAGAGAGATTATTGAGTGGCCTGATGAAGCGGATAACATTCAACCGATACTTGTCTAGGGACTGGGGTTGCCTTCACTGTAGCGACCTGGAAACTGCGGTCCCACACCATAGGCTCAATCGTGGGATGGGTGGCTCCAAGGAGCGTGACAGACCATCGAATATCATTACGCTTTGCTCGTTCTACAACGGGCTGATTGAGTCTGACTCTTTTGCGGCTGAGCGAGCCAGGGAGATGGGATGGAAACTACGGAACGGGCAGAATCCGACCACGACTCCAGTTTGGATACCCCGGCTGGCTTCCTGGGTTCTGCTCGATGACAACTGTGGAATGAATCTTATTGACTCAGGGCGAGCCTCTCCCGTGGAGGGTCCTGCGTTCTAGGATTGGCGAGAAGAATCTGGGAGGATGAATGCCGATAGTCCGACAGCGACTGGAGTTTGAGGGTCGCTTCACACAAATACCTAACGATTGGTTGCGGGACGGGAATCTCTCGCTGAAGGCAAAGGGACTGCTAGCTCAGCTCTTGTCCCACTCTGACGGTTGGTCCGTTTCCATCCACAGCTTGGCTAAAGCCAACGGTTGCGGAAAGGATGCTATACGGTCAGCCGTGAAGGAGCTGGAGGATTACGGTTACCTGGTCCGGTCACAGAATCGGCAGGAATCCGGTGAGTTTGGGGAAACTGTCTGGGTCACTTCGTCACCGTCATCGGATTTACCGATAGCGGATAACCCGACACCGGTGAATCCGACCCCTAAGAATACCAATCTTGAGAATACTAAACCCAAGTATGGCGATTCTTTGCTCTCTGATGCGTTCGATAGTTTCTGGGCGCTCTACCCGAGGAAGGCAGGGAAGGCATCTGCGAGGAAGGCATTTGGGAATCTCGCACAGGAACACCTAATGGCGATTATGGACGGAGTGACGCGACTAGCCAACGACCCCAACCTGCCCGAGCACCAGTTCATCCCCTATCCCGCCACCTGGCTAAACCGGGAAGGCTGGGAGGATGAGCCCTATCCTAAGCGCGAGGTCAAGCCTGGGGAAAAGCCAGCCGAGGGTCCGATACCTAGAGCATGGGTGAAGGCGCTCCACGACCAGGGTGACCACTTCGAGTGCCGACCAGGTGAGTTCGGACACCCAGAAAAGGAGAGCAAATGAATCGAATACACCCGGAATCCCCCGACCACCCTCAGCAACTCAGAATGAAGCGGCTCATAAACCAGATTGGCGATTCCTACTGGAAATACCGTCACGACCCGCTGGAAAAACACTTGAAGCAATACGAGGACAATGTGAATACCTTTGCTAAGCTCTTGATAGATATGAGGAGGAACGCAAATGGAATCGCATGACGAGGAACCCCACGACCACACCATGGACGTGGCTTCCATTATCGGTATGTTTCTAGTAGCTATGAAACGTGCCGGGTTACTCGCACCGTGCCACGGTTGCGGGTTCCCATTCCCAACACCATTTATTGACAAAAATGGGCACCTAATGTGCCCGGACTGCGAACTGGAGGAACTACAACATGGCTAAAGTAATCATCGAGCACGCCGAGGTAACCCGCGTGTTCCAATCCAAAGGGTTCTGGGCTGAAACCAAGTTCACAACCCGCAACGGTGACGAGGTAATCGAGAAGTGGACCGTCTGGACCAACGACACACCAAACGAGGGTGATGTGGTCACGATTGACGGGATGCTGTCTATCAAGATGGAGCGATTCGAGAACGACCAGGGTGAGGAAATCCGCTACGCCCGAGGTCACGTGAATCAGCCCAGAATTACCCAGGAGCCCAAGGGAGCTGAAGCAGTCGCACAAGTGTTCGACTCAGAGCCCATGTTCGATGACGAGGCACCATTCTGATGGCCGTCATAGTTCGAGGCACCTTTACCGCGATGGCGGTAGTCTACGTTCTCCTGGCGCTCCAGGCTGAGCCAATAACCAAAACCCTGGGCTTCATTTGCGCCGGGGTACTCGTAATCGCATTATTCGCATCAAAAGTGGAGAGGACAGATGATGCTTGAAGGACTGACCCCACTATCAACCCAGAAGCCCTGCCGTGTGAAGACTGTGGCGGACCAGCTGGATGAATCCGACAGAATGATTCTTATGGACGCTATCGGTAGCCCGATGGTCTGGAATCCGACCAACTTGGAGAAGGCACTTGCCGAGCGTAACGTCAAGTTGCCCAGATATCACATTGAGAAGCACCGAGCAGGGGACTGCTTGTGCTAGAGAATCTCAGTTCCGCACCCAAAGCTGGTGTTACACCTAGCGCCAGACCAGGTGTGGAGTTTGACGGGAATATCGGGGAAGCGACCACACCCGGGTATGCGTCAGAGCCAGAAAACTTTGATGAGTTCTTGCTAGATGCCGGACTAGACCCGACAGACATTCAGGTCATCCCGCCGGTCCGAACCTCACGCTGGCAACAGCAAAAGGATGGGGAACTAGTCTGGCTAACCAGCTACCGGTTCACGTTCCACAAAAAGACATCCCAGATTGACCTACCTCTCCTGCTCGCTGAGGCAGAAAAGAAGGTCAAGCCGCCCAAGAAGCTGAAGCCCAAAGATAAGGCACTAGTCATTCTCTGGTCTGACCTCCAGGTAGGCAAAGTGGACCACCGTGGCGGGACCGAACAACTACTTCAAAGGCTGGAGGAAACCAAAGCCAGACTGATGGACCATATCGCCAGCGAAAATCCGAGCCAGGTCATATTCTGCGACCTTGGCGACACCGTTGAGAACTTCGACAACGCGAACAGCCCACAGCAGAACGTCACAAATGACCTATCCATTATGGAGCAGGTGGACCTAGCGACAACTCTTGCCTGGAGGACAATGCGGGAGATAGCAGAGAAGGTCCCACAAGTGACCTACGCTTCAGTTGGTTCGAACCACTGTCAGTGGCGCAGGAACGGCAAAGCGGTAGGGAAACCCACAGATGACTGGGGAATCTTTATTGGCCGTCAGCTAGCACGCCTAGCAATGGAAACTGGAGCCAAGAACATACGATTCCTGGAACCCCAATCCTGGGATGAATCCCTAGCCATTGACATATTCGATGACGGGTTCCATATCCTGGGAATAGCGCACGGACACCAAGCCCGCCGACCCGACCTCATGGCGACTTGGTGGCGACAACAAGCATTCGGAAACCAACCCGTATCGAACGCCACACTGCTAGTCCACGGACACTTCCACCACCTACGGATTACCGAAATGGGAGCAACCCCAGACGGCAGGTCACGATTCCTAGTAATGGGACCCACAATGGACAACGGCTCAAACTGGTTCCGGTCCGTAGCTGGCGAGGACAGTACCCCGGGCATGGCGGTCCTCACACTAGAGCAAGGCAAGGAGTATGGCGGGACCGTATACAAACTATGACCCGTTTTGCCCGACCCTGCCTAGACTGTGGAAAACTGACCAGAAACCCAAGCAGATGCGATGACTGCCGCCGGGCTAGGCAAAGAGCATACGACCAGGCTAGGGACACTCCCGAGCGCAGAGCTAAGAAGCGAGCACTTTACGGCGGGGACTATCGGGCTAGACGCAAAGCGGTCCTAGAATCCGCGACTATCTGCTATCTCTGCGGTCACCCGCCCCGCCCCGCCGACCCGCTAGAAGCCGACCACATTTACCCTGGCGACCCGGGCAGTCCGCTAGCTCCAGCTCACCGTAGCTGTAATAAAGCAAAGAGCAACAAACCTCAACCATAGCCATACCCCTACCCCCGCACGGCTATCGCCACCGGACCGGGGCAGATTCTCCCATAGGTGAAATATGCGACCCCACAGCCGAGGCTTTTAGAAATTCCCGCGAAATTCCGAATTTTCCAGTAGGCTCCATAACGGGCCATGCGCCTTGCTGACGCCCCAACACCCCTAGAGAGGATATATAGACCTATGAACGTTGCAGAGTCCCTGAAACCGCTCCTGCGCCCTCTGAGCGTGCTCAAGCCCGCAGGCTCGAATCCCCGGCGCGGTGACGTAGAAGCCATCATGAAGTCGTATGAGCGCTTTGGTCAGCGCAAACCCATCGTGGTCCAAAAGGGCACAATGGAAATCATTGCCGGAAACCACCAGTACCAGGCGGCAAAGAATCTGGGCTGGGAGTCAATGGCTGTAGTCGTAGTTGATGACGACCCAGAAACACGCACCGCTTACTCGATTGCCGATAACCGTATCGGTCAGCTTGGCGAATGGGATGTCGAGGAACTGGTTGCCGCATTTGAGTCCATCGCGCCAGATGACTTGGAGAATGTCGGATTCCAGGAGATTGACGTGGAGGACTACCGCGCACTCCTGGAGGAACAGATTATGTCAGCCGATGCTGTCATTGACCCAGACACAGGTAAGGCTAGGCTAACCAAATCTGAAGGCAACCCAGAGCTGGCTGTCGAAAAGGACAAAACGTACCAAGAGTTCCTGGAGAGATACTCGCAAAAAGCCACCCGAGCCATCATTCTCTACTACCAGAATGAGATGTATGGGAAAATGGTTGAAGGGCTCTCAGAGCTTCAGAATCATATGGGACTAGACGACCATGCTGAGGTCGTAGAAAAACTGGTGAACGATGCTGTCAGAAACCTCAACTCAAGTTCTACCTGAGTTCTTCATCCAGAGAGCACTAACCGTGCCCGAGGCAGAGAAGGTAGTTGGGGATAAAGTTGTGGATAAAGTCCCCAATGTCAATGAGGCAGGCATTTACCGTGACGCCGATACCGGGGAAGCAATCCTGGTCTATGCGCCCAGCCCACGGTCCACGGCGATTCTTCGTCAGCAGATTCCAGCGGTCAAGTGGACAACTACTCTGAGAGCCAAAGGCACCCGCAATGTTTCTAAGATATTCGGAATGACTAACAGGTCGGTAGTTCTACGCCGTGAGGCTTGCGCTCCAGCCGGAATCGCCTGGGAATCGCCATCGCTCCAGATGGAACTGAACGAACAGGCTACCGCGCTTGGGGATTATCTACGCGATGTGCTCCCCGAGGTATACGAGCACGACTATCAGGCTGTAGGGGCAGTCCTACCGGAATGGCGTATGACCGAGGATTCTCTCTGGACTTCAGGTGTCATAAACCAGTCGAGTGCCTTGCCCTATCACCGTGACGGTTCCAATTTTGACACCTGGTCCGCTATGCCCGTCATCCGCAGGGGAATGGAAGGCGGAAACCTCCATATGCCGGAATATGACATTACTATCAACTGTCGTGACGGATGGGCGCTCTGGTTCAATGGATTCCGGTACGTTCACGGCGTTACACCCATGAAGCCCAGGACCAAGGACGGTTACCGTTACTCCATCGTGTTCTACGCCAAAAAGGGCATGAAGGATTGTCACACCTATGCTGTCGAGATTGGGGAAGCCAAGGCTCGCAGGTCAGCCAGGGAGCACGTTATGGCTGAGAAGGTGGCTAAGCTGGTGCCGTAGAAGGAGAGCACAATGACCTACTTACCTCACATCACAATTCAGAGCGCATCCCGTATCGCTCAAGTGGAGCCGATGCTAGCCGCACTAAGACCACTGGTCCCAACTTGGTATGTTCCCGCTATCCAAGCTGACGCCTATACGATGGCTGGGGCTAAGGTCAGGGCGGTCCCCGGCACGCTCCCAATGAAACCCAAACAGCTCAACGCCGCACTCGATGACGGATTCGCTGAGGGTCGCATAGTTATCACAATGGATGACGACTTCAGGAAGGTAGAGTCCAGGGATTGGGACTCTGAGGAGTTCAAGGTTGTTACCGTTCCGTTACCTTATGTCATAAAAGACATGGTTACGGCGCTAGAGGAATCAACCAAGATGCTGTGCCTCAACGGATTTGTTGGAAACCTCAGATTCTCCAGACCCAAGCCTGGGAGATGGGGAATGGGGTCTGGTCAGTTTATGGCTCACAAACCAAACTCAGTTAGATTCGATGAATCCATGAATGACACCGAGGACTTGGACTACGTTGTCCAACACCACCTAGCTCACGGTGGGCTCGTCAAAATGATGAGGTATCACTGTGACTTCCATTTTGCCTCCAGTAACTCCAGGAACCATGAGGGCGGATACGCCGGGTATCGGACTGACGAAACCACAAAAGCCACGGCTAGGTATCTGAACGAAAAGTACCCATTCCTGGAGTTCGATGAGGTCGGCGTCAATAAGGTCATGTTTGAGAAAATCAAATGGAGGGATATGTACCGTGACTAGCGTGGACTATCAGGTCGCAATCTGTACCTACGCCCGTCAGGAAACAATCAAAAAGGCAACCTTAGCCACCTTGGAGCGAGCAGGCGTAGACCGGGACCGTATTACGATATTTGTGCCGAGTGCAGAACAAAGATATGACTATGAGGATGTGCTAGGGCAAAACACCTACCGGATGGTTGTCACAAACCCTGGGCTATTCAAGTGCCGTCAGCTCGCCCACAAATATTATGTCGGGAAGGGGATGGAGGGGACCCCACTAATCCACATGGACGATGACATTTGGGGATTCCTGAAAGTCATAGATGACGAAACCCAAAGCTGTGGAAAGGCGGCAGTGCCCTATGAGGGCACGTTAGACCATATCGCCAATGTCGGATTCGGGCTCGCAAAATCAGTGGGGACCGGGCTATGGGGACTCACCTACATGAGCAACCCGTTTTACATGAACCACACCGTTTCAGTCGGTAATACGCTCGTCAATGGGGGATTCCAGGGAGTCTACGCCGGTGACGACATATTCATCGGACCGCGCAGGACTTACTGTGAGTCGGCAGAGGAAGATGGGGAAACCAGCCTCCAGGCGTTCGTCAAATACGGCAAGGTAATCAAGTTCTCGTATATGTCCATAGATGTGAACAACCCGAATGGGGGACGGGTGGACCCGGGCGGTATCCGGAAAGAGATTCAAGACTCAGGGTATGCCGAAACAAGCAAAGACGCCAAAAAAGCCAGACAACTAGCCAACGAAGCCGCATTCTCACTAATGGTCGAGAGGTATCCCGGCTTAGTGAAAACGTATAGGGCAACCAACGGCAAGCTCAGACTCCACTACAAGAACATGGGGAACATAACTATCCCGAGTCATCTTGTGGAGGCTGAATTCGGGGCAAAGGGATAGCCGTGGGATATCAGGTTGCTATCCCTAGCTACAAGCGCCCAAACGGTGTAGCAACCGCTACGCTCGCTTTGCTCGCTAAGTATGGGGTAAACCCCACACTAGTTACGGTGTTCGTGGCTAACGAAGCAGAGTATGACTGGTACAAGCGTTTTGTTCCCGAGGATGTCAAGATTGTGATTGCTGAGGTAGGTAAGGTGAACGCTCAGCAGTTTTACCACAACTACTATCCCGCCGGGACACGACTGGTCAATCTGGATGATGACATCAAGGACTTGACCGAAAAGGATGGGGACAAGGTGGTGCCGTATTCTGGTTCCTTTGACGATATGGTCGCCCGCGGGTTTGACCTTTGCGAAAAGTATGGCTCAGGAATGTGGGGCATAAACCCTACCGGTAATGGTTTCTATATGTCGGACAAGGCAATAGTAGGATTGCGCTACATTCCGGGTGGACTTTACGGGAACTACGCCGGGGACCCTACGATTACTGATTCAAACAGACCAAAAGTGAGTTCCGGTGATGACTACGAAACAACCTTGCGGTCATTCTTGATATATGGCTCTGTTGTCAGGATGGACTGGCTTTCGTTCAAGACCAAGTTTTTTTCGTTGGGTGGAATAGATGCGGAGGTGAAAGATAAAGGTATCCCTAACAGAATGACTGAGCACCGTGCCGAATTGGAAGCAATATGTGCCAGATACCCAGATTTGGCTAGTATGTATTGGAAGGCTGGAGAAGTACCGAACATACGGCTGAAAGCCAAGACCTACGCGAGAGAGCCCAGGATATGACGCAAAGAGGTAGACCACCTACCCCGGTGGAGATAAAGCGTAAGACGGGCAACCCTGGAAAGCGTAAACTGCCGGACCCGATGGAGGTTGAGTTACTTCCGCAAGCTGACGGTATTCCTGAGCCGCCTAGACCACTGCTGAAACCTGGTCGCAGATTGTGGGATGAGGTTTGGGGAGCAGGTATTCAATGGATATCACCTTCCACCGACATGGAAATCCTGCTTATGACTTGCGAGCTTGTGGATGAGCGCTGGAATCTGCGAATCAAGGTAATGAACTCTGACGATATGGGGATGGCTCGCAGGCTAGACTCAGTTTCCAACCAGATTGTTCGCAATCTCTCTCTGCTTGGGTTCACGCCTAGCGATAGGACCCGCCTGGGTGTGGCTGAGGTCAAGAAGGCGTCAAAGATTGAAGAAATCATCAGGAAACGCAATGAGCTTCACAAGTCATAGCCCCAAATGGCTTACGCCCGTTCCCCAGGACCACTTGGACCGTGGAGAGGGACATATTGCTATTGAGTTTGCGGAACAGTACGGCATTGTCACCAAAGATTCTGTCGCAGGCAAGTCAGGGAGCCCACTGATTCTGAGGGATTGGCAAAAGGACCTGATTAGGCATATTTTCGCCCATGATGAGACTGACCAGCTCCGTCACAGAATCAACTATGTCGGGATGCCCCGCAAGAACGGCAAATCAGCCCTGGGTTCCGTTCTGGCGCTGTATTCGCTTATCGCCGGACCCGAGGGCGGGGAAGTGTATTCTGTAGCCGCAGAAACGGGGCAAGCCCGTATTGTGTTCAAGGATGCGGCACGGATTGTGAGTGAATCTGAGGAACTATCCAAGATGATGAAGGTCTACCGTAACGCCATCTACTATCCTGCCGGTAATAGTTCGTATACGGTTCTGTCGGCTGAGGCGTACTCAAAAGAGGGTCTGAACCCCACGTTCGTCATGTTTGACGAGCTTCACGCCCAACCAAATCGTGACCTATTTGACGTTATGTCGCTGGCTATGGGTGCTCGTGGTTCGATGGCAACGATGCTCGCCATCACAACGGCAGGTGTCAAGGCTGATAGCACTGGTCGGGACTCAATCGCATACGACTTGTACCAATATGGCCAGAAAATATCCCGTGGGGAAGTAGATGACCCTACATTCTTTATGGCTTGGTGGGAGGATGACGGGGACCACCGTGACGAGGAAACATGGCGTAAAGCTAACCCAGGCTATGCGGACCTGAACGCTCCCAGCGACTTTCATTCTTCGGTCCGCCGGACCCCGGAAGCAGAGTTCAGGACCAAGCGCTGTAACCAGTGGGTGTCTAGCCAACTGGCGTGGCTCCCGAATGGGGCGTGGGATGCTTGCGAGGAAACATTCGAGGTCAAACCTGATGACCAAATCATTCTAGGATTCGATGGCTCGTTCAACGGTGACGCCACAGTAATCGTGGGCTGTGTTATCCCCGAGGATGAGGATGACCCGCTGAGAGTGTTCATGGTGAAGGCTTGGGAGAAGGACCTAGAGATTCACGATGAGGACTGGCGGGTGGATGTTCGTGAGGTCGAGCAAACCCTGATTGAGTTTTGCCGGGACCATCCCAATGTCAGGGAAATCGCTTGCGACCCCTACCGTTGGACAAGAACGATGCAGGTTTTGGAGGACTACGGTCTACCTATTGTGGAATACCCGTCCACAAGTGCTAAGCGTATGGTCCCAGCTTGTACCAAGTTCTACGATGCCGTCATTGAGAAACGCCTAGTTCACGATGGGGACCCCACTTTGGCACGCCATTTGGATAACGCGGTTGTCAAGATTGACTCAGTTGGACCCCGTATAGTAAAAGACAAGCGCGACAGTCCACGCAAGATTGACTCAGCGGTTGCGGCGGTTATTGCCGTAGACCGGGCAACTATCGGTAGAATGGAAGCACTAGTACCTGAGTTCTTTGGATAGGAACATGGCCTCAACATTACAAGTCGGTGGAGCAATCGCTATCACTTTGGGAACTTCACTCATATTTGCGCCGTTAGGACTCATCGTAGGTGGCGCATTTTTGCTGATTATCGGATACGCGATGGGGATGGATAGGTAATGGTTTTCAATAAGCTGTTCGAGCAGAGAGCCATTGACTTTCAAACCGTTTGGGGTAGCGGTGACGACCTGACAATAGGCAATCTGTCATCTACGAACATTACGGACAAGACCGTGTTTGAGGTCAATGCCGTATTCTCTGCTGTCAGCCTTATCGCCAATACGGTTTCCACTCTGCCGGTGAACTGCTATGTGAAGGTAGACGGTAACCGCGAGGAGCTGGACCCGAAACCAGCTTGGGTGAACAAGCCAGATGTGGATATGCCCCGTGAAGCGTTCTACAACTCACTTATCGTGTCGCTTTTGCTCGATGGAAACGCTTTCATCCGGGTATTCTCGAATCGGCGTGGCGAGATTGTGAACCTGACGGTCCTGAACCCGCTGACAGTGGAAATCAAACGCAATTCTGTCGGCAGACTGACGTTCACCGTTGAGAATGAGGGTAGACCATTCGATTCAGAGTCCATAGTTTGGATTCCGGACATTGTTCGCCCTGGTGAGGTCCGTGGCGTGTCGAGAATCAAGGCACTCAAGGAAAACTTTGGGCTGGCTATGGGGCTGGAAAAGTTTGCGGCTTCATTCTTTGGTCAAGGAACCAACCTCAGCGGAATCATTGAGTTCCCCGGCAACCTGACCGCCGAGCAAGCCGCAAATCTGGTCAATGGATTCGATAACCGCCATAAAGGTTGGCGTAAGGGTCACAAGACTGGTGTGTTGTCCGGTGGAGCCACTTTCAAAGCGACCCAGATTGACCCGGCTCAGTCGCAAGCGCTAGAGGCACGACACATGGCGGTAGAGGATATCGCTAGAGCGTTCAATATCCCACCCCACCTGCTTGGTCTGCCCGGGACTACATCCTATGCGAGCGTGGAGCAGAACAACCTGGCTTGGGTTACCCACGGTTTGCGACCAATCATCCAAAAGATTGAGGGTAGCCTGAGCCCACTTTTGGCTCGGTCCCCGCGTGGAGAAAACGCATACATCAAGTTCAACCTGGACGGATTGCTTCGAGCTGACCTCCAGACCAGAGCATCCGCATATTCGACAGGGTTACAGTCAGGATTCTTGACAATCAATGACGTCCGTAGGCTTGAGGACCTGACACCGATGGACGACCCAACGGCGAACATGGTTAGAGTGCCGTTAGCCAACGTGGACCTGGACGATTCCGGTATCACCGCTATCAAGAACAAGGTCCAAGCCGCACAGCAGTTGGTTCTGGTCGGATTCAACCCTGAGCAGGTTTTGGAAGCCCTGGGTCTACCCGCTATCGAGCACACTGGTCTTGCTAGCTCGCAACTTCAGCCAGTTTCTCAAGTGGACCCCGAGGACCCAGAGGAACCGTATGAGGATGAGGTCAAATAATGCCCATTATCAACAACCATTTCACGATTGCCGAGAGCACAAGAGTATTGGTTGCTTCGGCTGACAATATGCCCCAAGATATTTGGGTTCACGAGGCAGACCACAGTGAGTCCACAACCGTATTGTTAGGCAACGCCACCGTAGATAACACCAACGGGCTCCACCTCCACGCTGGCGAAACTATGTCAATGACTTTGCGCCCTGGGGATGTGTTATACGCATATAGCAGTCAGGGAGCACCCGTGGTCCATGTTCTCCAAATCCAAAAGAATGACTAATGCCGTATTTCATTACCGATGAAGCTGACAGTTGCCCGGGCTGGGCTGTTGTCAAAGAGGATGGCGAAGTGGTTGGGTGCCATGACGACAAGGATGGGGCTGTAGAGCAGATGGTTGCGATATCGCAGGATGAAGGCATGGAACCTGGAGGAACCTATGAGGGGCAAAATGAGCCATTTGAGGGGAATCGGACCCGGAATCAGGGTCAAAACCCAGAAATAGAGGCGTCAGAATCGCGTCTGAGCGACGAACAGGGCTTCACCGATATAGGAACCCCGGGAGAATCCCTAACGCCTGACAGGGGCTCTGAGGACCGTGCCTTGAACCTGGACCCGCCAGCGTTCATGCGTGCTGCGGCAAGGCAGGGGCTCAAGTATGTGGAGGAAGGCAAGGGCGGTGGTGGTCTGAAGGAAAAGACCATTCGTGAAGCTCGTGCTATGGCTGAGGGTAACGTGACCTCAGAGAAGTGGGTCAGATTGCGGGCTTGGATAGCACGGCATATGCCTGACCTAGATGCTCCTGCGGCAGACCCAGACAACGACAAGTATCCCAGCCCTGGAGTGGTCGCTCACCTATTATGGGGAAGTGGACCCACAAAACGTGGCGCGGAGCGAGCAATGAAGTATGCTGACCGTGTGGTTGGTAGACTGGAAGCTGAGCAGAAAGACAGGGGACACACTTTGCCTGCTATTGAAACACGCGAAACACCATTGGAAGAGATGGAGGTCCGTGAGAACGCTGACGGCATGTTCTTTGAGGGCTATGCCGCATTATTTGATTCTCCGAGCAAGCCACTTCCGTTCACTGAGCGTATAGCACCTGGAGCTTTCATCCGGTCACTCAAGTCCCGCAACGACATCAAGTTGCTGTGGAATCACGACACTAGTGAGGTCCTGGGCTCTACCCGGTCCGGCACGATGAAACTGGTTGAGGATGAGCGCGGGCTCAAGGTTGTAGCTCAACTGCCTAACACCACTACTGGGCGTGACGCGGCTGAACTCCTCAAGCGTGGGGATGTGGACGCTATGAGCTTTGGTTTTACCGTACCCCGTGGCGGAGATGACTGGTCCGAGGACGGCAAGGAGCGCACTCTGCGTGAGGTTATGCTTCACGAGGTCAGCATTGTTGCGTTTCCCGCATACGAGGGCACTTCCGGTAAGGCTACGGTCCGTGGTCTTGAGAGAGTCGCTCAGCGAGCAAACGTGGACCTGGATGCCTTATCCGATGCCCTAGTGAAACTGGAGATGGGTGAGGACATGACTGAGGAAGATACGCGCTTGCTCAATGAGGTCCTTGACTCGATTGCCCCAGAGAAGCCAGCTGAGGATGAGGACAACGGCAAGGCTATGCTTGAACTCAAGAAGCAGAAACTCAAACTATTGGAGCTAATCAATGGCTAGTGAAAAAGACATCAAAGAGGCAATCCTCAAGGTGGCGGGGAATCCCGAGAGTGGCGCAATCCATTCTTTGGCGGACCAGATGGCTAAGGCAGTTGCCGAACTGGACACTCCAGATGAGTCACCCAGGGCGGAGAAGCCCAAGCGTGAAGTCAGAGTGACTGAACCTACCGAGGTAAGGTAGATACAAAAATACCCCCAGAGCCAATAAGCTCCAGGGGTATTCTTGTCACTGTCACACAGTGTGGCGAACATAGGAGCCAGGGATTCTTTGGAACCCACAGGCAAGCTCCCAACGCTCACGGTCAAATTGGGGATTGTCACGCTCGAACACAGCACTCAAGCGGTCCACTAGTAACTCATAGTCACTAGCACCCATCTCCAAACCGCAGGGGACAATAGCCTCAGCGATTGCGATGTAATCTTTGCGAGTCATCATGAGAGCACTCGTTTCTTCAGTTCCTCATGACCACGGCGCATAGCCTCAGCATGACGTTCCATCTGAGCGCGGGTGAACTCGGTGTATTCCTCAACACAACCATCGTCCACCATCTCAATGAGTTCAGACCAAGCGTGTTCAAGCTCAGCAAGCTCAGCACGCTTAGCACGAATCATCTCGTGGATATGATTCTGAAGCTCACTGGCTTCGTCACGACCCCAGGGCTCCACAACACTCCACTTGCTAGTAGAAGTGTTAGCGGTATCCTTGGCGGCACGCAAAGCTCGCATGACCCTCATGTAACGGTTCACTTTGGCAGGTATTCTCTTAGCCATTGCCTTCCTCCATTCGTTTGATAATGCCCTCTGCCTCAATCTCCATGCCGACCATAGCTTCCAGCTTGGCGATAGTATCCAGGGCATCGCGGTAAGCGACATTGCAAACATCAGACAGTTCATCTCGCACCGACTTGACAAGTTCTTCACGGCGCTCAGAGCCAGTCTGTCGTTTGAACCCGTCAGCCCGGTCACATATCCAGCTAATGCGCTTCCGCATAGAATCCAACTGGCTAGTAACATCGTATAGGGCATCCGAGTAACGGTCCCAGTAGACCGATTCGTCAGTTCGTACCTTGTTCATTTGCTTCCTCCAATCAAAGTGGCGGGGCAGGGGACCAAAGTCCCCCACCCCACCCAATCAGGACCCAGCGTATTGCTTAGCCCATTTGTCCAACCGGTCAATCGCATAGCCAGGCTTCACCTCATCCGTATGACGGGCTATCAAGGTGTAACCGTATGAGTAGAATTTGCCTTTGGCTGTGCGACCTTGGAACCATTCTCGGTCCGCAGTAAACGAACCGCTTGTAGGAAAATTCAAAAGGTAAGCGGCACCGTTTTGCAAAAGCGCAACCCGGTAGCACCTACCCTCATCGTATTCCGTCATCGGTTCCAAGGGGTAGCGGTAGAAAATATCGCCAACCTTGAGCCGTGTGTTGTAACCATCCCAACCGAACTGGACAGGCTCGACCAGTTCCACTTTGGGGTAGGTTTCAGTAAACAAGGAGTGGGCTATTGTTCCCTCAGTGGGTAGCCCATCCTCAGTGGTGAACTTGTGATTCATCAGATTCTCCAATCAGTTAGCGTGAACCCACTCGCAGGTTGTAGCGAGCAGGTGGTTGTAGTCACCGGCGGTGGCTTCCTTCAGGTATGCCTCAATCTCACCGGCAGGAACACCGGCACGACGCATTGCCTTCTGGACACGACCCAGGATGGAGTAGGCGTTACCGTCTTCACCAACCAGGTCCACTTCAACTTCAGGATATTTGACATCAATCATTTGATTCTCCATTCTTCTGATTAGGTAGGGGACTGACTAGCCAGCAGGATGGCTCGCAGTGGACTAGCGAATCTCGTCCAGGTATTCAGCCATAAGAGCACGACCCTCAAGGTCCAGATTGTCGCAACGCATCTCGAATATGCCTTCATTCTCGGCACGGTTCAAGTGGCTAGCGTCATCCTGAACACAGATAGCAGAACCATCGGAGTGAGTCTCCCAGATGTAAAGCGTCTCTGTAGGGTCTGCTTTATGGCTCGCGAGCTTGTAGGTAGTAGGGCCACCCCAGCTCTCACCACGGTAGACCTTGCGAGCACGTCGCAGGTCGGTAGCAGGAACCTCAGTTCCCTCTGGGATGTAGTAAGGTTTCCAATCGCCAAGCGGTTTGAATATAGTGTCCATAGTAGGCACCTCCAGTTTCATTCGGACCGGGTTGCCAGCAGACTGTCCATCCTCAGATGATTATTTGTAGTCAAGAGTAGGAGTGAGTCGGAAACCCAACTGCTCCTCAATCTTGTTTATCGCACGAATCATGCGATTCTCGTCACGAGCGTAGTCATTGTATTCAGCACGCTCGGCACGACCAGACCATTCGTCAGGAATAGTCACGGGTGGCTCATCAACTCGTAGCATCTCGTAGTAGCTCAGCGCGGCAGCCAAAGCATCGCGTTGTTTTTCAGTAATACGCAGATTGTAAGTAGCCATAATCAGTACCTCCAGTTTTGTAGGAGGATGGACAGCCAGCAGGCAACCCGGTCATCGTAGATACGAGGAGCGAGCCATCCAGCAGGCCAGTCAGTCATTCAGTCACTCTGTAGTTTTCAGTATCCATTCGCAGTCACTCGGTCAGTAGCTTCACTGTCACCTTCACTAGCCAGGAGCAACGCGGTCCCTTAAGTCTAGTCCTTAAGTCCCCGATTGTCTAGGACCCTAGACCCCGCGATTCTAAAGGGCTCTGGAGCCGCACATTTTGAGGTCATCCTGCTAGACTAGGTATGTCGGAATCGTGAGTGTGCTCTGCCGACCAGCGTCAGTGAGTGGAACCACCCTGGGCAAACCCTAGTAAACCAACACATTGGAGATTACATTGTCTGAGTTCGTAAAGACTCAGCAGGAACTCCGCGCCAACCTTACTTCGCAAATCCGTGAGGTCATCGATGGTGCTGAGTCTGAGAGCCGTGGGCTCGACTCTGCTGAGATTGAGAAGATTGACCGCATTGAGGGTGACATCCGCCGTGCCGATGAAGCTATTGAGGTAGCTAAGCGCAACGAGGAACGTGCCCGTGAGGTCGCTGAAGCATCCAAGGGATTCGCACCCGCTGAGCGGTCTGAAGACCGTACCGCTGGTGACATCCTGCGTAGCATTGCTTTGGGAGAAATGCGTGACCACACTTTCGGCGCTGAACAGCGTGCGACTTTGGTCCCGTCTGCTAACACCGTACCCAAGTCATTCTTTGACCAGGTGTTCGATGTAGCACGTTTGGTTGGACCGATGCTCGATGGAGGCGTTTCTGACGTTATCCGTACCGCATCCGGTGAGGACCTCACTATCCCAACCCTGACCGCCTACAGCGCCGCAACCCTCAAGGGTGCCGGTACTGCCCTGGACGAGTCAGAGCCCACATACTCCAGCATCACGCTTGGCGCTTACAAGTATGGTCTGTTGATTCCTGTTGCTTCTGAGCTTATCTCTGACGCCGGATTCGACATTGAGTCACACTTGGCAGGTCAGGCTGGTAACGGTATCGGAACTGCTGTGAACGCCGCACTCACCACGGGTGACGGTTCTTCAAAGCCCAACGGTATCGTGACTGCTTCGTCTGAAGGTGTCGTGGGTGGAACCGGCGTGACCGGTGCCTTCACCGCTGACAACCTGATTGACCTGGCTTACAACGGTGTTGATGGACTCGTTCGCCGTCTGCCCGGAACTGGCTTCATGGCTTCCGGTACGGCAATGGGCGCAATGCGGAAACTCAAGGATGGCGACAACCGCTACATCTACGACCCTGTAGTTGGCGGACCTGACACCATTCTCGGATTCCCCGTCATTGAGAACCCCAACATTGCCGCACCTGCGATTGACGCCAAGTCGGTTCTGTTCGGTCACTTCCCCAGCTACAAGGTTCGCCTTGCTGGTGGACTCCAGGTGGCTTCCTCTGCCGACTACGCTTTCAACACGGACGTGGTTACTTACCGCTTCCTGATTCGCGTAGATGGCGACCTGACTCACGCTTCGCACGTGCGTCACTTCGTTGGAGGCGCAAGCTAACCCAACAATCAAAGCTGGTATCCCCTGGGGTTGTAGGTCATCCCAGGGGATACCTCTTTTTCAGCTAGAATGGTGTCATGGCGATAACCAACGGCTACTGTACTTTGGCGGAACTCAAGGGTGCTCTCCGCATCACTGATAACGTGGATGACGCTCTGCTCGAAACCGCTATCAACTCATCCAGTCGTGCGATTGACGGATACTGTGAGCGCCGGTTCTACGATGAGGGTTCAGCCACCCGGTTGTTCCTGCCCACCGATTCATTCTTGGCAGACATTGACGACCTACAAAGTCTGACCTTGCTGGAAACCTCACCCGATGGCGAAACATTCTCAGACACTTGGACTGCGAATGACTATCAACTAGAGCCACTCAACGGCAAAGCCGGTGGCATCAGCACACCATTTACTCGCATTCGGGCTGTGGGCGATTATGTATTCCCAATCTGGGAGTTCAATAACGTGAACCATTATGAAGCCACCGTTAGGGTGACTGGGACCTGGGGTTGGGCTAGTATTCCTGACGCTATCAACCAGGCTTGCATACTTTACTCCATGCGCCAGTTCAAGCGTTATGACTCCCCGCTAGGAATCGCAGGGTTCGGGGATATCGGCGCGATGCGCGTCTCCCGTATAGACCCGGACATTGAGTCAATGCTTATGCCGTTCCGTAAAGTGAGTTTCGCGTGAGCATAGCTGACCTACGGAATGGGTTAGCCACCAACCTGGCGACTATCAGCGGGTTGCGGACTTCCATTGACATCCCCGATAACCCGAGCCCACCTATCGCCATTATTGCTTTGGAAACCGTGAGCTACGATGAGGCGTTCCAGCGTGGAATGACTATCTACCGTTTTACTATCACCTTGCTAGCTTCCCGGGCTTCAGAGCGTAGGGCTCAAGCCAAGCTAGATGAATACACTTCCGATGAAGGTGCCAGCTCAGTCAAGTCTGCTATCGAGTCAGATAAGACTTTGGGCGGGTCTGCTTATGATGTGCGTGTAACTGAAATGAGCAACTACGGTACGGTATCATTGGGAGAGGTAATGTACCTTGCCGCAGACTATGCGGTGACAGTATACGCAGATTAGGAGATGACTGTGGCAAAGTTTGTCGCAACAGATTACAACATCACTGTAGGTGGGGATGACTTTAGCACCAGCCTTGCCTCTGTGACCCTTGACGTAAACGCTGAGGAGCAAGAAACCACCAGCTTTGGTGACTCCTGGCGTGAGCGCATTGGCGGGCTCAAAGATGGGTCGGTATCCTTGGACTTTCACCAAGACTTTGGTGCCAGCTCCGTGGACGCTACTCTCTGGCCTCTGCTTGGTACTACGGTGGAAATCGTAATCAAGCCGACCAGCGATGCGACTTCCGCTACGAACCCCACTTACACCTTCAGCGCGCTTGTGACGGAGTATCAGCCGTTTGCATCGTCTGTCGGGGACCTAGCGACCCTCTCAGTTTCCTGGCCCGTTACAGGAGCTGTGGTAAGGGCTGAGTCCTAAAATGAACCCATTTGACCTACGAGTAATCTTTACTGACGGTTCAGAAAAGGTAGTGACCGCGATTGCGGCTGACCTGGTTGCGTTCGAGAGCAAGTTTGACTTGAGCGTAGCCAGACTTCAGTCCGAGGTGCGACTGACCCACTTGTTCTTCATTGCTTGGCATGTCCTCAAGCGCACTGGGGAAACCAAGGATGAGTTCGACAAGTGGATTGAGTCGGTCAATATCGTCACGGAAGCAGAAGCAAAAAAATAGCTGGCCTGGGTGACTCTAGCGTACATTGGCAGTTAGCAGTCATCTCAGTTGAAACCGGGATAAGTCCCCGTGAGCTGATGGCGTTAGAGCCCAGGATGCTATGGACAATGGCTCGCTACCTAATACATAGAAGCCAGAATCAGAACCGCAAGCGGTAGACTGGTTGTAGGGGTGAGTCATGCTAACAGCGCACGTGGATACAAGCGAGATGAAAAAGCTCGTATCCGAAATGAAGCAACTTGACCCCAATCTGCGTAAGTATTTTGTCAAGGAACTCAAGACTGACCTACAACCGTTCGCTGACCAGATTCAGGGCTGGATAAACCGTAACGCCAACCCGCCCTTATCGGGATTCGGCGGGCACGGTGGTCGGACCGCCTGGCCAACGTCAGTCAAGGCAACGGCTTACGTCACTCCTAGCTCTCGCAAGTCTTTGGCTCGTATCGAGGTATTCGGGCGTGGGCAGAACAAGGCGGCAGTCAAGATTGCGGACCTAGCCGGGACCAAGGGCACTTATGTTCGGACCACTCAGGGTGAGGCTCTCATCCAGGAACTGAACCGGCGATTCCGTAACCCCAACCAGAAGGCTGGGCGTTTCGTATGGCAACAATACATCAGTCGGCGTGGCGAGATGATTCACTTTATTGAGAAGACAATCAATGAGTTCGCGGAGATAACCGAGAGGCGTATCAGTGGCTAAGGGCATAACTATACCCATTGTCTACAAGTCAGACCTGAAGGGCTTGGACAACGCTCAGCGTGCCATCGTTGGATTCGAGCAACGCTCCAACCTGCTGAATAAGGTCATCGGGACCGGAATGGTTGTTGCGGCAACTGCCGCCACGACAGCGGTAGCTGGTCTGAGCTTCGCAGTCACCAAGGGATTCCAAAGACTTCAGCAGATTGAGCAAGCCACGTTTATGCTCAAAGGTTTGGGGCATGAGGCTGAGTCCATCGAGAACATTATGGATTCTGCGCTTGCCTCTGTGAAGGGGACCGCGTTTGGGCTAGGGGATGCGGCAACTATTGCGGCACAAGCAGTTGCGGCAGGTGTCAAACCTGGTGAGGAACTGACCCGTACCCTGTCTATCCTGGCGGATACAGCCGCAATCACGGGTAGACCGCTGACCGAGATTCAGTCCATTATGGGCAAGGTTACGACTAGTGGTAAAGCTACCCGCGTTGAGCTTCAGCAGTTGGCGGACCGTGGGCTTCCAATCTTCCAGATGCTCGCTGAGGAGATGGGTGTTTCTGAGGAAGCAATCTTTGAGCTTGCCTCTGCCGGAGCTGTCACTGGTGACATTCTTCAGGATGCTCTGGAGAATAAGATTGGTGGAGCCGCACTCAAGATGGGTGACTCTACCTCTGGCGCGTTTGCGAATACTCTAGCCGCAATCCAGCGTGTCGGGGCTAACCTGATTGGTCCCATCTACGACCAGTTTGGTGAGTTTTTTCGTGCCGCCATTGAGGGCTTAGGTCCGGTTGAGGAGATGGCTAAGAGTGTCGGTGAAACTATCGGCAAGTTCCTGAACCCCAGACTGGATGAACTGGTTGAGTTCGTTCGCAACCTGTCTGTCCCGATTGCCACATTCGTAACCTTTATGACGATGCTTCGGGACCGCGCCGGTGGAGCTGTGTCGGTATTCCAACCGTTGGTTACTTCGTTCCAGAACATGCTTGGTCAGTTGCCCCCGCTAATCCCCATTGTCAAGTCAATCTCTGACCTGTTCGCTCTGATGGCGATAACCGCATTGCCCACACTTTTGACGGTTATCCAGCAACTAATGGACCAAGCCATCCCGATTCTGATAGATGCGTTTGTGCGACTTGCCCCGCCGTTGTTGGAGATTGCCAACACAATGCTTGATGTGCTCGCGCCGGTCATTCTGGACCTAGCTGAGATGGCTATACCTTTGTTCGTTGAGATTCTCCAGGCTCTCATTCCTATTGTGGAGTTTGTGGCTAAGGTCATCGAGGGTACGGATGAGTCGCTTGTCAAGATTGGTGCTACCGTATTCGTGGCGGTGAAGGCGTTTGCTCTACTTCGTGCCGGGCTTGCTATCGGGCAGGGCTTGATGCTCGGGTTCAGCTTGGCAACTTATGGGGCTGTCGGGGCAACCTACGCGAACACGACAGCGCAGAAGCTGGGTGTCATCGTAGGCAACTTGCTGAACGGGACCACGCTTAGGAACGTAGCCGCTACGGTTGCTCATAAAGCCAGCTTGGTTGCCAGTACAGCCGCAACTATTGCTCACAACTTGGCTACGAGTAAAGCTGTTTTGGCTGTGAAGGCTTTTGGTTTGGCTTTGATTGCTAACCCAATCGGCTTGATTATTGCTGGGATTGCGGCTCTGACTGCGGGACTTATCTGGTTTCTGACTAATACCGAGTACGGGCGCAAGCTAGTTGGTGAAGTGTTTGCTTTTTTCACTTCAGTTGTTGAGGGTTTTGGCGAGCTATGGGACTACTGGTTCGGTGAAGTTATGCCCGCCGTATTTGGGTCACTTGTGGAGTTCATCGGGGTAGCTTGGAATGGAATCAAGGATGTGTTCAAGGCGGTCCTCAATTTCATCGGTGGTCTTATTGAGGGTTACATCAACTCATGGATTAGCACGTTTGAGGGATTCGTCAATACGATTATCTCTGGCGTGAACTTTATGATTCGTGCCCTCAACCGCTTGTCTATAACGATTCCGGCAATCGGGGATTCCCCGGAGCGCACTATCGGCTTCAATGTGCCAGAGATAGGCAAACTGGGCTTGCCCCGCGTGAGTATTCCCAAGCTAGCTGAGGGTGGTATCGTATCTGACCCAACCCTGGCGATGATAGGTGAAGCTGGTCCCGAGGCAGTTGTGCCGTTGAGCCGTGGGCGCGGGATGGGAGCCACCTACAACATTACTGTGAACGCTGGGCTAGGAGCTGACGGTCAGCGTATCGGGGAGCAGATTATCAAGGAAATCAAACGGTATGAGAGGCAGTCTGGTCCTGTCTTTGCGAGAGCGTAATGGCTACCGTAGTTGAGTTCCAGTCCGTATCCGGTTTCATTCTTGACGACCCAATAGCTGGTGTCCTAGACAATCCCACCTATACGCTTGACGGTGTTGTTTGGTCGGATATTACCGACAAAATGATTGAGCTTAGTATTGCCAGGGGTAAGTCACGGGACCTGGATAGATTCTCGTCAGGTGCAGTTTCGGTTGTCCTGAACAACGAACAGCGCACGTTTGACCCGTTATACACTGGCGGTCCCTACTACGGTCAGATTGTTCCAAGGCGTGGGCTAAGAATCACTACAGATGGGGTGCGCCAGTTTGAGGGTCTTATTGACGACTGGAACTTTGACTACGACCCAGGCGGTAGGTCAAAAGCTGAGATTTTGGCTACGGATGAGTTCACTTCGCTCGCTCGACAGCTCGTCACGCCCGGCACAGCCACCCCACAAGCTACAGGAGCCCGTGTAAGCGCCGTTCTCGATATGGACGGGGTTCTATGGCCGGTGGACAAAAGAATCATCTCAGAGGGCGATTCTACGCTCGGGGCTGACGTGTTCGAGGGCAACGCCCTTGAGTACCTCCAGAAAGTGGATACTTCAGAGCAGGGTAATCTGTTCATCTCAAAGTCTGGCGACCTGGTGTTCCAGGACCGTGGTGACGCCACACCCAGGTCGGATAGTCTGATTACTTTTGCCGATGACGGTACAGGGATTCCCTACACTTCAGTTCAGGTCGTGTACGGCACTGAGCTTTTGGTCAATGATGTAACGGTCACTTCGTCTGCTGGTTCAGCTAACGCAACAAGTGAACGGTCCAGGGTCACTTATGGGGTTGTCGCTGAGGAGATTGAAACTCTCGTAAACTCCACAGACCAGTTGCAAAATATTGCCGACTTCATTCTGGGCAAGTATGTGGACCCGGAATACCGTATCGAGTCTTTGTCTATGAACCTGGATACTATGAGCGCCGGGGACAAAACTTCAGTATTGGGCTTGGAGCTTGGTGACATCATTCTTGTCAAGTTCACTCCCAACGGAATCGGGGACCCCATCCTCCAATACGGGCAGGTTATCAAGCTCGATAGTGAGGTCGAGCAGATTCGCCACGACATTACTATAGGTATTGCCCAAATTGACTATACGTTCCTGGTACTCGATGACAGTTTGTTCGGTAAACTGGATACAGACCACTTAGGATTCTAGGAGTAAAATGGCTGGCGCAGGCTTCAAAGATTTTGTAGCGGGTGAGGTTCTTACCGCTAATGATGTAGACACCTACCTGATGCAACAATCGCTAATGGTTTTCGCTGATGCGACTGCCAGAGATGCGGCTATTACTTCCCCATCCGAGGGTATGTTCGCATTCCTCACCGGAACAGACCTGCTGACTTACTATGACGGCTCGGCTTGGCAAGAGTTTACCTCTGGCGGTGGCGGGGTCACTATCTCGCCCACCGCACCGACTGACCCTGACGAGGGTGACCTGTGGTGGGATTCGGATGACGGCAAAATGTTTGTCTACTACAACGATGGCGATAGCTCTCAGTGGGTGGATGCTGCTGGTCCGTCTGTAGCAGTCCAGTCCACAGCACCTACAGGGTATGAGGGGCAACTGTGGTTGGATGACACTGATGGGTCTATGTATGTTTATTACACTGACCCTGGTGGGGGTGCTTCTTCGTGGATTGGTGCGGTGTCGCGGTCTGGCGGTATTTTACAGGTTGTGTCCACGGCAAAAACTGACATTTTCAGCACGACTAGCACCACGGCTGTGGATATTACGGGATTGACCGCCTCGATTACACCAAGGTCCACCTCTAGTAAAATCATGGTTTTGGTCACTATTGGCGCGTTTTCACCGGAAGCTGGAAATACAGGAAACCTACAAATTGCTCGTGATGGTACTGCTCTAAATGTTTCCACGGGTGGCTCGGCCACTAATTCCGGTGGTCTAAGCGTGACAAGTGGTGCAACCTACGGCAACCACACAGAGTCAATTTCATATCTTGATTCACCCTCGAGCACTAGCACCCTAACTTATTCAGCGCAGGTGTTTGCCCAGTCTGGCTCTACGTTGTATATAAATCGCTGGGTCCCTAATGATACTAAACGCACGACGTCAACTATTACTCTTATGGAGGTGGCTGGCTAATGGATATTTCACTGGTACTCTCACGGCGTTACCCAGGGTCCGAGTGGACTCTCAACGGTGACTCTTACAGTGGGCTGACTTGGTTGTCTGACGGTGAAGCCCCTACCCTTGCCGAGTTGGAGGCTGAGTGGGCTCAGGTCGAATACGAGGTGGCTTATGAGGCTGTTCAGAAGCAACGGCAGGCCGCATACCAGTCTGAGTCTGACCCTGTGTTCTTTGATTATCAGCGTGGTGAGGTGACTGAGCAGGATTGGTTGGATGCTGTGCAGGCTGTGAAGGATGCTCACCCGTATCCTGTGGACCCGTCTACGATTGTGGTCGAGCCT